ACGCAATGGGCCATCTTGGTTGACGGCTTGGACAACCCCGCCCTCGTGATTTACGCGCTCGGAAAGAACCCGGCCAAAGCCAAGGAATTGGCGGCGGTCACAAGCCTGTCGCGGTTTGCTGTCCTAGCGGGACGTTTGGAGACGGAAGTGAAAACCAGCAAGCGCGCGTCGAAACCCCAACCCGAAACGTCGATCACGGGCCTTGCGCCAGGCGGCATTACGGGAAGCGATGCAACCCTAGAACGGCTGCGGGCCGAAGCGATGCGGACGGGCGACCTATCCAAGGTCACCGCATATAAGCGCCAGCTTCGTAGCGCGGCATAACCCAAAGGATTTGAACAATGGTTAACGGCTTTTCAAAGGAAGAAGTGGTTGCCTTCGAGGACGTTCTCGCAGGCTTTGAAGACGCAATGGTCATCTCAAAAGCGGTCAACATTTACCGCCCCGGCGACACGACCATGGAGCGCACCAACGACGTTATCTGGCGTCCGCAGCCATACATCGCCACCTCGCAGAACCGCGTTGTTGGCTCGCCGATTGCAGCAAAGGGCATGACGCAGCTTTCTGTGCCTTCGACCCTCGGCTTTGCTAAGAACGTTAGCTTTGAACTGGACGCCAAGGAATTGCGCGATCAGTTGCAGGAAGGGCGTCTTGGCAAGTCGGCATCACAGCGGCTCGCCAGCGATATCAACACTGCACTTAACAGCACCGCTGCTGTTTTCGGCGGCGTTGTCGTCACTCGCACCAGCCCGGCTGGCACGTTTGATGACGTTGCGCTTTGCGATACCACGTTGAACGAGCGCGGAGTGCCGATGGAAGACCGGCATATCGTCTTTAACTCGCGTGACTACAACGGCATGGCGGGCAATCTTGCCAACCGCGCCAACCTCGTCGCTGGCAAGACTCAGACTGCTTATGATAAGGCTTTTGTGGGCGAAGTTTCGAACTTTAGCGCATACAAGTCGGACACGCAGTATCGTCTGGCTGCAACCGCTGTTGCGACCGCTCGCACAATCAGCACGCTTCCGGCGGCGCTGAATTACTACGTTCCGCGCGCAACCGTCGACACCGTTACCGGCACCAACAACGTTGACAACCGCTTCCAGACCATCACGGTTTCGAGCAATGCCAACTTTGCGGCGGGCGATGCGTTTTCACCGGCTGGCGTCGAGACTGTTCACGCAATCACCAAGCAGGCAACAGGCCAGCCGTTTACGGCTCGCGTTGTTTCGGTTGGCGCTGGCAACACGCTCGTCATCACCCCGCCGATGATTACCGGCCAGGGCGGCTCGGATGCTGAATTGCAGTATCAGAACTGCGCTGTTGTCACGCCATCGGCAACGGCATCGATCACGATGCTGAACCTCGATAGCGCTGGCTGCAACGTGTTCTGGCACAAGCCCGCAATTGAACTCATTGCGGGCCGCTATGCCGTGCCGGAAAACACCGGGGCCGCTGTAATGCGTTCGACGACTGAGCAAGGCATTGAACTCGTCATGACGAAGTGGTTTGACACCAAGACGTTCAAGACACTGTTCACCTTCGATACCTTGTTTGGCACCAACGTGCTGAACACGGAAATGGCAGGTATCCTGCTCTTCAACCAGACCCCGTAAGGGCTGCAATCGGGGGTTGGCGCGGTGCCAGCCCCCAACCGCATAGGAGATTTCATCATGTCGTTTCTCGTTCCCTTTTCCGGCCCCGCGCGGGTCACGCTTCCGGCAGGCGCGCGCTTGCAGGCTTGGAGCGCAGCGCCCTATACCCTGTCGCTGGTGACTTCGCCGGTTGACATCAACGGCGCGGAAGTCGAACTCCACAACGCCGCTGGCTTCCACACCACGGCGGTTTATGCCAACGGCGCAACCATCAACATCAGCGGCGGCGGCTCCAGCCCGCTCTATTACAGCGTCGGCACTGCCGCGACTGTGACTGAGCTTCTTGCCACCACGCAGCGTTCGGTTGGCACGCTCAACGCCACTGGCGGCTTGACCTCAACGCTTATCCAGACCGGCATTGTCACGTCCACCACGGCGGCGGCTGTTGTCGCCACCTTGGACACTGGCGCGGTCATGGAGCTGTCCGGCACCTTTGCGGTCAATGACTGCTTTGATTGGTCGGTCATCAATACCGGGCCAAATACCTTCACCGTCACGGCGGCTGCATCGGGTCACACCGTTGTTGGCGCTGGCGCTGTTGCGACCGGCACAAGCGGGCGTTTCCGCACCCGCAAGACGGCGGTTGATACGTTCGTCACCTACCGTCTGTAATGGGCTAGGCGGGCTGCGATAGGAAGGTTGCAGCCCGCCAACCTCTAGGAGTTAAGGCAATGCCGCTCAAATCTGGCTATGGCGCAAAGACCATCTCGGCGAACATCCGCAAGGAGATGAAGAGCAAGCCGCAAAAGCAGGCCATTGCCATTGCGCTTTCGAGCGCGGAACGTTCGGCAAAGAAGGCTGGCAAGCCGGGCAAGGCCCCAAAGCGCAAAGGCAAGTAATATGGGCTGGACGCGCCGCCAATACATCAACGCCGCGATGACCGAGATCGGCATTGCGGACTATGACTTCGACATTCAACCTGAGCAGTATCAGACGGCGCAGCGCAGGCTTGACGCGATGCTACTGACCTGGAACGGGCGCGGCTTGCGTCTTGGCCCCAACATCGCGGCGTCGATTGACGGCTCGCAATTGGACATTGACGTAGGCATCCCCGATATCGCCAACGAGGCTATCATTCTCAACCTGGCTGTTGCTCTTGCGCCGAGCTTTGGCAAGACGGTTTCCCCTGACACCAAGACTGGCGCGAGGTTTGCGCTTAACACCGTGTTTGCGCGCTTCGCCAAGCCGATTGAGCAGCAATTCCCGTCAACGCTTCCCTTGGGGGCTGGCAACAAGCCGTGGATCTACGGCAACCCGTTTGTGAACCCGCCAACCGACCCGTTGACGGCGAATACCGATAGCGTATTGGAGGCATAATGACGACGATTAACCAGTTGCCGCTGCTCACAACGCTTACGAGCGGTGACCAGCTTGTTGTATGGGCGACGGGGCAGGGGGATAGCCGCCGCGTGCCTGTTGCGACGTTCACGGCGTCGGTCCTTGCCTCGCCAGCCCTTACCGGCACTGTGACGCTTGACGGGGACACTGTGAGCCTTGGCGCGGCTGATAGCGGTGGCACGGGCTTTCGTCTTTTGCGCGTTCCGAACTGAGGGGATTAGACATGGCACAAATGCAGAGTTTTGCACCGGGCTTCGGTAGCGGTATTATCGTCACGGCTGGCGCGGCAACCGCTGTTGAGGAAATGATTGGATCGACAAGCACGGCTGTTTGCTTGACCAACGGCGGCACCGATACTGTCTATGTCCGCACGGGCTATGCGACGGCGACGGCGACCACGGCTGACTATCCGGTGCTTGGCGGGCAACAGGTTAGCATCACCATCAACGCTGACCACACGCACGTTGCCTATATCGCCCCGTCTGGCGCTCCGACCCTTCACGTCATGCGCGGCGAGGGCATCTAATGAACTTGGGGCGCAACCGGCAACGGGCGCGGGCGCGGTATCTTGGCGGGGCTGGTGGCGGGCCACCCGCGCCGACGCTGCCGGTTGTCAATACGACCAATCTTGTGATGCGGTTGCAGCCTGATTTTTCGACCGTCACCAAGTCCGGCTCGAACATCGTCACCGCGTCCGACATTAGCGGCGCTGGCAACAATGTCGGCATCACGGGGCTGTTGCGCGCCAACACTACCGGGCCGATGGAGATGGTCGATACCGACCCGACAAGCCCTTGCTATGGTCGCAAATTCTGGCGCTTCAATCGCCGCGAAGGGCTGGCTTGGGCGACGCAATCGCTTACCACTACGAACATGGCCGTCATCTTTGTGATGCGGCACCATTGGGCGTTTAGCTGCACGTTCTTTTCCATTGGCACAGTTGAAGGCGCGTCCAATACGGCGGGCGGCACGTTCCGGGTTTCAACGGGCGGCACGGCAGCGCCTTACGTTTCAAACGCGGCCATCTCGTCGGTATCGGCTGGCGCTGGCAGCGAAAAGCTGATTATGGGGTCACAAATCCAAGCTGTCGGGTTGTTTAGCGGCGTCGGGGCTGGCAGTTCACGGCACTACATGAACCGCGACTTTGTGCAGGTTGCGGGGCCTACGGCGGCAACATTCACGGGCGGCGCAATCGGCTATTACGTGCACGCGCCTGGCACCATCGGCGTAACGCCGGTTAGCACTGACGCATGGGCCTCGATGGACGTTTATGACGTTCTCGTTTACAATGTCCGCCCGTCAAATGCTGTTGCCGACACTATCATGGGCGCGCTGCAAGACGGCTATGGCATCCCCACGATCACTGATAGCCTTGTGCTTGACGGTGACAGCATTACGCAGGGCTTTTACCCGCCCGTTCTTGGCGGCGATACCGTGTCGATGAAAATGCGTATTCCGGCAGGTTGGCGCGTGGTCAATGTCGGCACGTCCGGCAACCAGACCTATCAGCGCCGCATTTTGCGCGATGCAACAAACAGCATTCACCAGACGGCGGCGCTGCTTGGCGGCGCAAACAGCGGTCACAACCGGCTGTTTATGCAGATTGGCATTAACGACATTAACACGGGTGCGACCTTTACAGCGAGCGTCACGGCGGGCGTTATGGACGTTACCGCTATGACTAACGCGGGCGAAAGCCTGAATGTTGGCGATGGCGTATCTGGCTCCGGCGTGCCTGCTAACACCGTCATTTCGTCACTTGGCACCGGCACGGGCACGACTGGCACTTACAACCTGAGCAACAGCTTCACCATCACGTCGCGCACGCTGACAGCGCCGCGCAATGCCGACAACGTTTACAACGGGCCGAATGGCACTAACTCACAGGTAAAGCTGATTGGCGATGTGACCAACGGTTACAAGGCGCGCGGCTATGACAAGATCATCGTCGGGGTGAACATCATCAACGCGCAGGCCAATGCCGTGACGCAGTTGACACGGGCAACAACCGGCCTATGGGCGCGCATCCGTAACCTATCGCAGTTCCTGACTGACACCGGGCTTTCGTCGGGCCAGTTGGACTATATCGACTTGCCGCTAATCACGGCGGGCACGGGCGATTATGCGGGCCAGACGCTGTTTGCAACTGCTGCCGATGCAGGCCAAGACCCTGCCGCTAACCCGGATGAGTTTACTTGGACAACGGGCGGCTTGCATCCGAGCGGCGCTAACCCGGTTAACCGTCCGGGCAATCTGTTCATGGCGCAAGGCGGCGTTTGGGACGGCGGCGTGGGCGAAGGCTACGACGCGGCGTTTACAAAGTAATGGTTCAAATTGCCATCATCAACGGCGTCTATGCGGACACGACCGCAGACTTTCGCGTGTCTTACCCCGTGAACATGACCCCGACGCCTCGCGAGACTGGCATTAGCAACGGCTATCTGCGGCCATCGGACGGCATTGTGCAGACTGGCCTGGGGCCGGGCAAGCCTCGCGGCGGCATTGTCTGGCGCGGCGTGGTTTATCGCGTCATGGGGTCCAAGCTGGTATCTGTGAACGCGAGCAACGTGGTCACGGTGCTAGGCGATGTTGGCGGCGATGGCCGTTGCTCTTTCGACTATAGCTTTGACCGGCTGGCGATTACCAGCGGCGGGCGGCTGTATTATTGGGACGGTTCGGCGCTTACGCAAGTGACCGACCCCGACCTTGGCACGGCGCTAACCGTCATTTGGATTGACGGCTATTTCATGACGACCGACGGCGAGTTTCTTGTCGTCACGGAACTGCTAGACCCTACGGCGGTCAACCCTCTTAAATACGGTAGCAGCGAAGCCGACCCCGACCCGGTGCTGGCGCTTATCAAGCTGCGGAATGAGGTTTACGCGCTCAACCGCGACACCATCGAAGTGTTCATCAACGTTGGCGGCGACCTGTTCCCGTTTCAGCGGCAATCGAGCGCGCAAGTGCAAAAGGGGTGTGTCGGCACTTACGCTTGCTGCGAGTATATGGACACGGTGGCGTTCCTTGGCAGCGGGCGCAACGAAAGCCCTGGCATTTACCTTGCCGCCAATGCCAACGCCATCAAGATTAGCACGCAAGAGATTGACCAACTGTTGCTTGCCTATAGCGAGGAGCAGCTATCGCTTGTCGTTCTCGAAACGCGAAACGACCGCTCGCATGATTTGCTGTATGTCCGCTTGCCCGATAGGTGCCTTGTTTATGATGGCGGCGCGTCGAAAGAGATGCAGCGTCCTGTCTGGCATATCCTGACAAGTTCGGCAGTGGACTTTGCGCAATATCGCGGCGGCGACTTTCTGTGGTGCTATGACGCTTGGCAGGTTGCGGACCCGGCGTCGATGCAGCTTGGCGTGCTATCGCGTGACGTGGCGACGCATTGGGGCGAAACTGTCCGATGGGAGTTTGCTACGGCTATCGTTTACAACGAGGGGCGCGGGGCGATTGTCGCGGCGCTTGAGCTTGTCGCGTTGACCGGCTCGGCTGCGTTTGGCGCTAACCCGACGATTGGCACAAGCTACACCGTGGACGGCGTGAATTGGTCGCAGGAGCGGTTTATCAACGCGGGCGTGTCTGGCGACAGGGCAAAGCGGCTTGCGTGGTTCCGACAGGGCAATATGCGCAACTGGCGCGCGCAACGGTTTCGCGGCACGTCACAGGGGCCTGTGGTGGTCGCACGGCTAGAGGCGGCGCTTGAGCCGTTGTCGTTCTAATGGCGCTTTCGACGCAACAGCTACGCCTGACACGCAACCAGATTGCGGCGATTGTCGGCAATGATCCCGACGCAGTGCGGCAGTTTGAGGCGCTGTTTCAGAACATCAACGCGGCGATCACCGAACTGACAATTCAGGTTGGCCAAATCGCGGCGGCACAAGCGGCGGCTGATGCTGCGGACGCGGCGGCTGCGGCGGCTAATGCGGCGGCGGCGGCTGCTGATGCTGCGGCATTGGCGGCTCAAGGGACGGCTGACCAAGTGCTAGCCGAAAGCAGCCTCGCCAACAGCTACACAAGCGGCTTGACCATCACGGCAACGGATGCAGGGGCAGACGTGACAATTGCCATGTCTAGCCATAGCCGGATTTACGGCGACGGCACAACCGTTTCGGTCAATGCTGGCAACGTGACGGGGCTTGCCTATAGCACGTCATATTGGGTGTTTTATGACCAAGCATCGCGTGCTGGCGGTGCTGTTACCTATCAGGCGTCAACGGCTATTCAGGGCAACGGCACGGCACCTGACAGGCACTTTATCGGGGCCGTGACGACACCAGCAGCCGCCGCACCGCCTAACGCTGGCAATCCCGTTCGGCCACCAGGCTTTGCTGAGCCGTAGGGCTTGCGCGCGCCCTAATCCCGCTATATAATCCCGGCACCGAGCGTCATGGTGCAGCCGGTGGCATCATCCGTAGCAGGAAGCTATGACGCAAGACGCACCCCCTGAGTTTTGGCTAAAGCGCAACTTTGAACAGCTAGGGCTGTCATCGGGCGCTATCGAGTGGCTGCTAATGCTTTGGCAGGCCATGCAGGTCATTGACGATGTGGTGGACGGCGAC